ACCTGCGCCGTCTGTAACGTCAGGGTTGACCTCCAAATACGGCCAATTTGTCGTGTTTGCGGTCTTCCACTGGTTCTCATAGCCCTCAAACTGACCGCCGTACCCGATAAACGGGGCTTTTGGCGCCAGTGCAAGCATCTCAGCCTCTTGGCTGACCCAATAGTTGTACATCCGCTGGGCGTCTTTGGCGTTGCGGATCAACCCAGAGACGTACAGGCGACCGTCAACCTCAAATTCGTTGCCAACCACGCGGATAACGGGTATCCACTTGCCCGCCCAGTCGCGTTCTTCGATGAATTCGAAGCCGTTTGTCTTGCACCACTTGATCTTCTTCTGATCCACGATGCGCGTTTTGATGGGTTTCATGCCCATCTGCTTCATCTGGCGGTCTTCGGCTGAGTTTTCCATCGCCGACACGTTGCCGTGGTACAGATTCAGCTTGCCAGGCGTGTGCTCGACGTAGAAGTACTCCGCAATGCGTACCGTCTTCTCGCTGATCCACGGGCTCAAGCTCTGGTCGCCCACGCCGCGCTGCATCATGGTCGATACCGGCGATGCGTCGGGGAACTGACGCTCGTATTCGTCAGCCGTCAAGTCCTGGGTGATGAAGCACCACTCCGCATCCGACCCACACGGGTCTTCAATCGTCGGGTCCATGTACACGCTGAACGAATTGCGCACCCGAGCGATCCGGATGTCCTGTTCGAAGCTGTCGTCGTAGCAGTATTCGGTCAGGAGCCGGATGTAGCCCTCGCCGTAGGTCACCTGGTTCTCGCAGGCGGTGTCGTAGGCTACGTCAGCGTCCGAGATGTACTCGATGTGCCGCACGATGCCGTCGAATATCTCAGCGACCTCGATGTCGGCCTTGTCGTCCACCGGGATGACCTTGCCGCTGGGCCGGTTCTGCCGCTGGTCGTTCGTAACCTGCTTGACGTGTTGGGGCAGCTTGTTGATCGTCAGGCATGGCCTGGCGTTGATCGTCTGCCCTTGGACGCTGCCTCGCGTCGCCAGCACATCTGCCGGCCATTGCCACTGGTTGTCGGGACTGCCTGCGGCGAAGCGCAGGTCGTCTAGCTCATCCTCGCGGGACTCGCTGTAGGCCGACACAGCCATCGTAAAGCGGCTACGCATCGTGTTCAGATCGTCGGCGTCCCCGCCGGCGACTGACTTAGCCGCTTTGATGTCAGAGTTCATTTCTTCTTGGCGGCGGCGCGTTGGGTGGAGTACGCAATCGCAACTGCTTGCTTGACCGGCTTGCCGGCCTTCACTTCAGTCTTGATGTTTTCCTTGAACGCTTTAGGTGTTGGCGATTTCTTCAGCATCACGATCCCATCCAGCTAGTTAAGACGCCTTGCGGCGCGTAGGTCTTGCGCGGCGACTTGTCCGTGTACTCCCGGTGCGCCACCGGGAACGCGAACGTCACCGCCAGTGCGTCAGCAGCATCAGGACTGGCAAGACCTCTTGAGCGCATTTCCTTCTTGCCTTCTAAGAAGATTGTACCGCTAGAGTTAGGCTTCTTGGTTGGCCCCACCAGGTCTGCTTTGAGTTGCCGATCCTCGGGTATGGATGCGCTTCGCAGCCAGTCCTTCATCGTGCCCCACATCTCAGCCCGCTTGTTGCCCCACATCACCGAGTTTTTGGCCTTCCAGCCAAAGTTCACTCCGCGTACCTTATACCGTTGTTCGTTCAGTCTGTCAAGTATACCGTACCCCAGTCCACCCTCGTCAATTACCGTCAACACCGGCTTGAACTCCTCGATGGCGTCGATCACCCGTCCAACGATGGTCATAGTGTCCTCGCCCGAGTACCGCTTAATGCTCACAATGTCCCGGCCCTGGCGCACCAGTATCACCGTCGAGTCCGCGCCGCCCCGTGCCGGGTCGATCCCTATGACCACTGGCGCCGAACTGTCCTTGTACCGTGGCCGCTTCATCGCCTCATCCACCACCGTCGGGCTGATGAACTGATCCTCGCCTGCGCTGGGGAACTCACCGTACACCTCGACCTTGGCCTGCGGCGAGTCCTCACCATACTCCGCGATGATCTGGTCGTAGACCGCTTTGTCGGTATCCTCGACCGTCCTAGCGTCTACGCTCCGGGCGTTCCAGAACGCCCGTTTGGCGTTGAAGCACTCAAAGAAGTACCCCTCGTTTCGGCGCGGGTTGCTGAAGGCGAACCAGTACCTGTCGGGCGTGTTCTCTGTGAAGAACCCCGCCCCCACTTCCCAGATCGGGTTTGGTATGCCGCTGCTCTCGTCAAAGATCAGCATCATCCCGTCCTGGTTGTGGACGCCCGCGTAGCTGTCCGGGTTCTCGGCTGACCACAGCTTGCCCTCTGCGGCCCAGTAGCGCGTGCCTTTCTTTAGGTCACGCTCGACCAGTTCAGTAATCCACTTCGCTGGCACCAGTTTGGTGGCGCTCACTTCCCACCAGTGCGAGTGCATCGCCATCGCCGCCCACTTGGTCAGTTCTGCCCAGGTCACCGACCGCAGTTGGTTCTCCGAGTTTGCGCTGACTACTACGCTTCCGCCGATGCGCGTGGTGAGCATCCACAGCACCAACCAAGATACTAGGGCGCTCTTGCCAATACCCCGGCCTGATGAGACCGCTTCCCGTAGGGTGTCCATCTGGACCTTCCCCTTGTTCCGCTGGATGTGCGCCTTGATGTCGTTGAGCACCTCGCGTTGCCATTTGCGCGGGCCTTTGAAGTTGGCTAAGGGGGTGTTCTTCTGCCCCCAGGGAAAAACGAAACGTACAAACGCTTCGGGGTCATCCGCAAGCGCGGGTGACCACAACTCGACCATCAGGCGCTGTTCTTCAGCGGAGCTGTATATTGGGAGTTGCATCTTCGACGTAGGTTAGGCGAGCACGGGCTTCTTCAAGCGCGGTGATGACGCTGATCTTCTGGTAGACATCAACGCTGATCTCTTGCTTGGCGGTCCAACCGTGGACGTGCTGAAGGATCGCCAGGCTGGCCTTGGCGTCGCCGTTCATCGACGCCTCGGACAGTTTGCCTGCATGCGCCATCTCAGCGTCGGCTTTGCCTTTTTGCGCCGCCATCTCGGCGATGGGGTCTAGCTGACACAGCCGCCTGTATTCAACTGGCAGCATGCCGGAGGCCAGAGCCAAACTGTCGCCTTTTAGGCCCAAGCGCGCTGCATCGTAAATCTGTTGCAGTCGCGCCTCAGTCGCCCTGATCTCCCTAATTTCTAGCGGTAGGGATTTCATGCGCGGGAGTATAGCTTGATTGCTGCTACTTGTTGTGTTACGACGTGGGCCACGAAAAAATTTTGTTCGCGGACCCTTCGCCAGCGTGACCGGCCGGTCGCCGGCCCTACCCCCCCCCTCTCGATTGCTGCACTGCAACACGTCCAGGGCCGACCGCCGGGCCGACCGCCGGCCGTGGGTCATGTGGGTCACGCCCACGCGGGTCGCATGCCGACCACATGCCTGTCAGGCGTGGGTCATGTGGGTCATGCGCGCGGGGGTGTTGTTGTGGGTCATGTGGGTCATGACCACGCGAGTCCAGATCAATCCATCTAGCTGCAGCCCCCCGACGCCGGGTTTTTGCGTGGGTCGTGTTGTGGGTCGTTTGGGGGTCGTCGCGTGGGTCATGCGTTTACGGCGTGGTGGGTCATGTGGGCTACGCCCACGCGCCACACCGTCTATACGATACGTATAGTTGCATATACAAACAATTTTGATTAGGTTTAGACAAGTGATGACCCACATGACCCACCACGAGGGAAACGCATGTGCCCACAAGGGCGCCCACGCCTTGACCCACGCCTTGACCCACACGCTACCAGGGCGCAGACCCTGTTAGCTGTAGGGGTATAGACAACACACTACAAAGCATGTAGCATCTGTCTCACGTCGACGCAATCCCGCAGCGACGCAACCCGAAGGAAACGACATGCACCATACTTTTTTGACCCGCGCCAAGGCCGACGAATTGGCCGCGCGCCTCAATGCCGAAGACGACGAGGGGTGGACCTACAAAGCCAAGCACTGCCCGATCGGAACCGGATGGTCCTACGTCGAGGCATACGACGAGGATGGTTTCCTCGTCGGCCCTCTCTGAGTTCAGCCGATAGCACCCTGTCAGGGTGCTACGGGCTGAATTCACAGCACAGGAGCAACATCATGGGTTTTTACAAAGTCGGTTTTTGGGCGCAGGGCGCCATGCAATGGTCTGGCCCGATGACGCTAGGCGCAGCCGATGACGTAGCGCGCGCACTACGGGACGACGGTTTGTCGTTCGTCGAGGTTCGGTTCTTTCCAGCATGAACACGACAACCCGCATCATCATCGGCGCCAACGCATACGCGTCTGTTAAGTACAGCGTTGACGATACCGATGGTTTGCACATCGGCACGATTGATTTTCTGCTAGCCGGCGGACGCAGCGCAGTGAACGACCTTGCAATCGTCGCACAGGACTATCGGACCAAAGCAGCGCGCTATCTCAGAATGGCTCGCATAGCGGACGAAGCCGCCGACGAGCTAACCCGCGCAGGAGTCTAGCCACCTAGTCCCCGTTGGGGGCTATAGGCTGGATTCCAGCGCAAAGGAGAGCAACATGAGCACAACATACAACGGTTGGACCAATTACGCGACATGGCGCGTCAACCTCGAAATCTTCGACGGGATGTCATCTGTCGAGATTTGTGGAGACCTTGACGACCCTTACAAAGTTGGCAAGGTCTTGAGAGAGTACGCCGAAGAAATCATCGAGCCATCGGCCAAAGGTCTCGCGCTGGACTACGCGATGGCTTTCCTTGCCGATGTCGACTGGGAAGAGATCGCGACGCATCTTATTGGGGTCGAAGCGTGAAACGCTATTACGCCGTCAAGGCCTACGGGTTTTCAACTTTCCCGTCATTTCACGACAGTTTCCCAACGCTCGTGATGGCGCGCAAAACAGCGCAGGCACTTATAAAAGACGGGTGGCGATTTGCTGAAGTGATGCGAGACGACCCGCGCAAGCCGGGTTACTTCGGCATCGAGCGGACCGTTGTCGAGACACATGGGGCGGAAGCATGACTGCCATTTTCACCATCGATAACGGGTTCGATTATTACAGGTTCAGAATTGACAACGTCGCGACAGTGACGGATGAACCTTACCCGCCGGGTGGCATGTTGCGTGTTATGC